CACTAAACTTCATGCCTGCCTTTATCAACTCCATACGCTCAGGAGTCTCTACTACAGGCCGTGTGCAAATCTGCGGTTTAGCTTGGAACATACCGCAACCATTAGCTTTAAATAGAGCAGCAGACTGCTTGTAACTACCTTCTGGCGCATCGTAAGCCTTTGGGTCATGAAATGCGTCTTGGTCGCAAGGTTCGCCGCAATGTGGACAATAAACATCAAACATAATTATCTCCCATCGAGATTATGCGCCTCCGCAGAGGCGCTGATAAATTAAAAGTTGTAGTCGTAAAAAGCGTAAGGCTCTTGCGTGAGGCCAAAACGTAAACCTGCGTGACCCCATTCTTCTGGGTTGTTTTTCTTGCGCCTAATTCTGATCACCTCAGCGTTCGGATTGCTTGCATACGTCACTTTTTGATTGCGCTGGTCTGCAACGTGTCCGAAGAAGCCGCCTGCATACTGCTTGAGATGCGAGATGTCATGCTCAGTGTCCATCTTCCTTACCTCAATAGTTTTGTCGCTGACAATTTTAACTATCTCATAAGCATGAACATCACTGTAGCCGTAATAAGAAGCGTGTGTGAATGTTTTTTCTTCTTCTACAATACGAAACTCTGTGTTCTTTTGTATTTTAAGAAGATGATCAATATTAGCTTGATCTGTGGATTCTGATAATTGTTGAGCTATCCAGTTAGCTTGATACTCTGCTGCTTCTGCTAACAAACGCTGCGCTTCAGCGCGATCAGTTGTTTCTTTTGAGCGTTTAGACCATCCCCAAACACCCATACCTTTAGGTGAATTAAAAGTCTTTTGCTCAACAGTAAAATAAGTCTTAGTAATCATATCTTTCTCCCATCAAAGAAGCGGAATGCCTCTATATGGTTACATTATACACACACTAAACAGACTTTCAACAAAAACTACACTTATATAGGCAAAAAAATCATTTAGATGGTTTGGGACACCTAGAAGGACTTTTGAGCATAATCCGCAGTATTGCTATTGCCGAAACGATTTCCCATCATTGGAGGCTCGTCTAACCCCACCTTTTGTGTCCACTAACTCGGTTTGTTGCCGTCACTTTGCTGCTCAGGCACGATCCCATCACTCTCGGAACACTGCGCTATCTGGACGTTTCAGGCTGTCCATAAGCCATATCGCTGAGTTTTATCGGTCAGGATTTATCACACCGACCAAACAGTATACACAACGATTACGTTGCTGTAAAATATACAATATGTGCTAACAATATGTAGAACCAACCACTACATCTTGTTCTCTCCCATCGCAAGCCGATCGCTCACGGATTGTTAGCACATCCTCTTTCAACTAAAAAAAAACATACTTGCACAAAATATCAAATTAGTTTAAGATTACATTTCCTACAACTGAGATGGGAGTCTCGCATGGATAATCAAATATTTTGGCACTCTTTTTATGAGGCCCAAAAAAGTTTTATCACGCCCGAAAAAGACGGAATCAACGCACATATTAAAAATCAATATCACAAATTAGAATCATTGTTGCCGCCAGCCATTAAAGCTTTTAGTGATAACGGCATTTTCTTTTACTTTGAAGATATAAATAATCAACGTGATGCAGGAGTCCGTATTCACTTTAGACATTTAGCAAGCGGTCAGCATTACAGCCAAACTTGCCTTGTCGATAAGGAAAAGCTTGGTGCTCAAGCGACAGGCGGTTGTTATACGTATGCCAAAAGATACCTTCTAGCCAGTATTTTACTTATTTCAGACCCTAAGCTTGATGATGATGCAGAATTTGCTACGCATGGTGATCGCAAAACTAACACTAAAAGCAAGCGTTGGTATTCTGAAGACGTTCAGGATTTAAGAAAACAGCTTGGTCAAGCAAATGTCAGCGAAGAAGAAGCTTTAAAAGCGATAAAGGCTAAAGACTGGAACCTTTCAGAAGAGCAAATTACACTCCTGAAAGGTAGGATTGAAGTGAAAAAAGAAAGGATTAAAGCTAGTAGGAAAAAATCGTGAGGGTTACTTACTGCCAACAGGGCAGTTCAGAGTGGCTAGAGCATCGAGCAGGTTGTATTACTGCAAGTGCCCTCAAGGCTCTTGTAACGACGAAAGGCGAAAAAACCACCTCAACGACTAGAGATACTTATCTCAACTCGATTATCGCTGAGAGGATGTCTGGTAAGCCTGTAGACACGTTTAAAAGTGACGATATGTTGCGTGGCACAGAACGAGAGTCAGAAGCTCGTGATTTCTTTGCGACGATTCTTGATGTCGATATTAAAGAAGTTGGTTTCTATCTATTGGATGACCATGACATAGGCTGTTCGCCTGATGGCGTTTTTACCTTTGACGGAAAAGACTGTGCCATAGAAATCAAATGTCCTCGTGCAAGCACCCATGTGCGGTATATGAAGAACAAAAAATTACCTACGGAATACATTCAGCAAGTGCAGATGCAAATGCACATAATGGAGCTTCCGTCCATGTTTTTTGCTAGTTACCACCCTGATCTTAAACCTTTTATCATCGAAGTAAAAAAAGATGATAATTTTCTGGAAAAGGCTTTGCCAATCCTGATCGAAGCCGACACTTATGTAAAATCACAAACGGAGATATTAAATGGCCAACCGATATTCTTTACTTTTAAATCTATCGCCAAGTAAATTTGATGATGGATACTACGCTAAACTAGACGTAGACCGCTTAAAATCGCTTCTGTCTGACTTTGATAACGGTAAGGTGACGCTAGACGATAACGGCAAGATAACTCTTACAGGCTGGAAAAATGTACCTGACGATGGTGGTAAGCCATATCTCTCGGTTAAATGGTCTAAGCCTGTCAATCAGCCAGAGCAGGTTCAAGAAAAATCAGAATCGACATTTGAGGATATTCCGTTTTGAGGCCGCAACCTAAAGTAATAAAAATAAATTCTGAGGTTGTTAAGCAGCCTCGGAATGCTTTTATTCAAAGTTTTCTTGAAATGGATTTTGATGAGGCTTTGACCTTTGACAATTATGATGATATGCGAAGGCAATATTATGCAATTTTTGCTTATTGCAGATTAAAAAAATTTGATTACAAAGTTAAGCAATATGCCGACAAAAATAATAATCAATATTTGATTTTGAAGGTTTTTGCATGAAAATAAGTCCAGCGGATAAATATTTTAGCAAATGCGTAAGAGCCAGAACTAATTGGACTTGCGAGTGTTGTGGAAAACAGTATGAAGAGAACAGTCAAGGATTGCACTGCAGCCACTATTATGGCAGGCGAGCTTACGCTGTACGATATGATCCAATGAATGCGTTTGCTCATTGCTTTAGTTGTCACCAAAAACTAGGCAGTAATCCTGAAGATTTTCACCGCTGGGCCACAGAAACATTAGGTAAACAAGCTATTGATATTTTGCAAGAAAAACGTGAAAACATTGGGTTAGCTAAAGATTACAAAAAAAACCTTAAAGACGTTGCCAAACACTATCGAGAACAATTCAAACTTATTCAAGAACAAAGAGAACTTGGTAACAATGAGCGAATCAATTTTGTGGGATATATTTAATATGCAAATTAACGAAGGTCAACACTGGGTTGTAAACAGCGAACACACAATGAAACAGTTCAAGGACCATATAGATGCTTTGTACGCGAAAGATAAGTACATAGTAATAAAATGGGCCACTGGTAAGCAGCGTAGCTTAAAACAAAACTCCGCGCTCCACGTTTGGTGTCAGCTTATGGCTGATGAATTGAACGCTGCTGGTTACGGCATGGAGAAGGTTTTAAAACATAAAGCATCTATTGATTGGACTATGTCAGGCGTAAAAGAGCATTTATGGAAACCTGTACAAGAAGCTATGACAGGTAAGGACTCTACGTCTAAAGCACATAAGGTTGAATACATAAAAGTATTTGAAACGCTCAACAGACATTTTGGTGACAAAATGGGAATTCACGTTCCTTGGCCGACTTATGACACCAGTAATAATTGAAATACCTAATTTATGGCATGAGATTGCTGATAATGGACCTGATAGTTTGAATGGACGTTCAGTCAATAAAAATTCTTTTGCTACAGGCATTCTTGGCGAGTTAGCAGTTTCTCAGGTTTTAAATGGGTTAAATATAACTCATACTGTTGAAAACACTTATGATTACGATTTTTTAGCCGAAAACATAAAAATAGACGTAAAAAGCAGTAACTCTCGATTTCCTCGTGTTGGAGGTAATAACAGTGCAATGCTTACAGATTATCTTAGAAATCAAAAATGTGATGCTTATGTTTTTGCTTCAGTTTGTTTAACAGATAATTTAGTTTATGTTATGGGTTGCTGTGCTAAATTTTGGTTTTGGGAAACTGACTGCGGTCAAGACTATAAAGCTGGAGAAAAAATAAGTGTCAGAAGAATCAAAGAAGCTGCTAGAATTTTAAAATACCGATATCTTACTAGTGTATATCGTCTGCCACTACTGTTGGAGGCATTAAAATGAAACCAGTAATTTTTGTATCTAAAAGTCAAGAAGAGATTGATGACTGGATTGAGAGTGCTGAAAAGAATTTTTCAGAAAATGATTTTAGTTATATAGCCACTCTTGCTTGGAACTTATCAAACCTTGAAGAATTTGTTTTTTCTACTGATGAAATTAGCAATAAATTTTTCGATTACATGAAAGAAACTAAAACTTATCATTCTGTTTTACATTAACATTTTTCTATTTGCTTCGTGCGCTTCCTTAACTTCTTTTTTGTTTTGACCATGATAAGCAACTGCAAGATAGTTTTTGATTAATAAATCATTTAGACATTCATCTTTACAGTTGTAAATTCTTCCTAAAGACCTTCCAAATTTATCTAATTTTTGGGACTCAAGAAAAAACGGACCGTTCTCTGTAAAAAACTTTTTTGTGTATTCGGACGCAAGTTTTGCGTGTGCTTTGGTTTCCTTAGTTCCTCCTCTGGATTCGGGAGTATCACAACCATTAAGGCGTACAGAAATCCGTACATTAACGTCAAAGCCGCACTCAGCAGAACCAATAACAGAATCTCCATCAATACACCTCTCCATATTAAATTTATATATAAAAAGTTGTTTCATTCAGCATATCGTCCAGTAGTTAATTGTTCTGCAAGTTCAAAGCTTCGATTGCCTACCTGTCGGCTCCACTTAGAATCCAGAAACTCAATTGCAGCTCCTTTCGTGTCTCCACCTTCGAGGCACTGAATTGCCTTACGAAACAATCGGAATTTTGTACTGCCAAGATTAAAGAAGATATTTATGACAGATTCTTGCCTGACCTCATCAAGCTGTCCGAACCACGGATACTCTCCGCTTAATTCCTTTATGCAACGCAGGACATCAGCTTCAAGGAGATACATAGCCTCTTCTTCGCTTATGCCTAAGCCGCCTCTTGGATCGACATTGCGTCCTATTCCTATCGTTAGCTTTCCATGGTTTTCTATGTCTTTACCACTATCGTCATAAACGTGACTTTCAAAACCCTCATGTCTTTTAAGTTGTTCTAATAATTTTATCATTTTATTTTTTTCCATTTGAGCCGCCATAATAGAATGCCGCTGCCGTTCCTAATATTCCGCTTAACTGACCTAAAACCAAACTAATAATTGTCTCATCATTTTGATCGTGAGGAAGCATGGTCACCATAAGAACAAAAGCACCATATAAAATTAGGGTCAACACGGAAAAAAGTTTAGGCGTTAAGTC